GTTTCGACGCCGAACAGGTCGATCCGGTCGTAACCGCAACGATCGGCTACGATTACGATGTCGGGACCGCGCCGGTCGCCGACGTGCGTATCTCGCTGTCGATCGGCGGGGCCGAAATCGCACAGGAAACGATGGCGACGAATAAAACGACCTACCAGTCGACCATCGAACTGTCCGGCCGGATCGCCGACAGTGACCAGTGGTCCGTCGGCCACTTTGAACCGTCCGCTGGGGCCAGCGTCTCGCGTGAGATATCGGTCACGGTTCGGTTTGCCGTGCGGGACAGCGACGGGCGTGTGATCAAGTCTGCGACGGCGTCGGACACGGCCGACGTGACCGTCACGCATCCCGAGAGTGGTGAGACGTATGTGACCGTCGGCGGAAGTGCCGAAATCAAACGACAGTAACGTCGTTTATTACACTCCTAATTTTTTGAAGTGGTCGGTCGATCTCACTCAGAACTAATATCAGACATCCATTTCCAGACCGAGCGCAACAACCTCATAATCGCCGTCGCCACTTGATATAGTCACTTCGAGATCGTCCCCAGACAGGCTATAAGATCGGGAATTTGCGCCTCCGAAGCTATCGGATTCAATTTTTGACATTTCTCCGAGATCAGAGTTATAAATCACAACGTCGAGGAAATTACGAGGATCAACATCCGCATCCTCGCCGTAGACTGTTACTCTGGATAACTCATTATCTTGGGAGAAGATAGCCGTCGCAGTGCTTGGGGATACTATCGTTGGTCCCGCAAATTTCTGAGCAAAGCCACTCGTAAGGCTTACTCCTTGTATCTCTTGGTTGATAATTAGTGACTTTGTACTGACCAATTGATGATCGGCGCTGGTTGTCCCGTCGCCCACGGTATCCGTGCTTGCATCGTACACCGTCGTCCCGCTGTCGGTAATATCTTCACCATTCAAATTCACCGGGCCGCGATATACGAACTCGCCGGCCGTTTCGTCCCACTCCAGTAAGACGATATTCCCGTCTAAATCTTCGACGATTTTAAACTTCGAGTTGCCTATGTCATGCCCGGTTCGATACGTCGCGTCGGTCGGATCCGCGCCCCAGTTCAAGCGTCGTTCGCCAGCCATAGCACACTATTCCCGCGCGGCCACCAAAAGCCCGACGCCTATGCCGTGATTGTGACCGTTCCGCGCCAGCTCGCCGTGTTCCCGTCGGCGTCGACGACCTCGGGTCGTTGATAATACTCGCCATACAAGTCCTCGGTTGCGGCCGGGTCGAGCCGAACCTCAAATTCCCCGATCGACGTATCGACACGGTTGTCGGTCACGATCTTGATATCGCTGTCACTGTCCGATAGGACCGCGTCGGCCGGGTCGCTCTTATACGATCGCTGGAACAGCGCCCACGACACCGCCGCGTTCGAGATATCGACCCCGTCGCCGTTGTCGTTCACAACTTGGAACGCAAGAATTCGACTGTCGCCAGCGAGCCATTCCTCGACCTCGGGGAGTTGGAACGCATACCGCTCAAGTTGATGGGGCATGGTTATAGTTGCACCTCGATGGCACTAAGGCGTTCCTCTAAGTCGTCGATGCGATCCTGTTGATTCTCGATTTCTCGCTGTTGGGCCCGGATCGCGTCCCACGCCGACCGCGCCATTTCGTTGATTGCATAGCCGATCGTTTCACCGTCTCCGTCGCATTTTTCACAGTGATCCGGGGGACCATGCCCGTCTGCTAACCCTGAGAGCACGTCCCCGCCGTCGTTAATCGCCGACCCGGTGCTCGCGTCGATGTATGAATATGCGTACATTTCCGCCCACGAATTTGACGACGTTCCGACGTTTGCGGTGTTGTCTGATTCTGGGATTATTTTCGTCCGGCCGGTGATGTTGACAAAATACCCGTCCCCATAGAAATTATTTAATAATCCGACTGTCCCACTCCCGTCGTTAAGGGGAAATGGTTGTTTTATGACAGCGGCGTCGAACTCTCCACCGCGGCCGATCCATGTTTCATCGGCTCCTGTCGCGTCCATGCTTGCGAAGTCAGACCCGCCGGCGAGGGACGATAGTTCGAATGCGATCCCCGAATCGATACTTGGCGCAGTGACCGAGAGTTCGCCAGTATCTAAATCAAGTGTGTCTATTTCCAGCGCGGTGATTGTTCCAGCCTTGATTTCGTCCGCTGTCACGGCACCGGTCAATATTTTCGGGGTTTCAATAGCGTCGTCGGTGATTTTGACCGTGTCGATCGCCCCGTCTTGCACTTTCTGGAGAGATACTGATAGGTCGGCAAGCTCCGACTCTTGAATCGCTCCGTCGGCGATCCGGTCGCTGTTATAGACACTCCCCGGTTCGGTCACGTCACCGCGGCTCTTGGTGTTCCGATTGACCCGTTCGATCGACCCGCCGGCGTCGCCGCCGACTTTCAGCGTGGCCCGACCCTGTTCGACCGTTTGCTTAGTAATGGTTAGTCCCGTCGCGCTGATATCCTTCGTTGCGTCGGTCAGGTCGACCGTCTGATTGATCTGTGGGGCTTCGACTGTCCCGGCGTTGGCCCCGACCAGTATCTCGGCCGCCGGGAGTGGATCGGGCTGGAGGATGTTGTTGGCCACGTTTTGCGCTTCGGTTTGCGTGGTCACATACGAAATTTTGTACGGACTGTCGCCAGTTCGCCGGCCATATGTCGAGATCGACGTACTATCGGTCGCCGTCGCGGACACGGCTTCGTCGCCGGTCCCGATCACTTCGACATCGTTGATAACGGATTTCGCCGAGCCGTCGTCGAACGACACGACGCCGATGTTGTCGGTTTGGGCGTCGAACGATTGCCACAGTCCACGGCCGCCCCGCGTCTCGACATGGACCGTCTCGCCCGTCGGATCGATCCGCCAGACGTAGCCTGTCCGGTCCATGATATCCCGAAAGATACGTTTGACCTGTCGGCCCGACACGTTGTAATCGTTCGACAGTGTCGTCGCCGACGGGACAAAATCGAGTGTATACGACCCGCCGCGGTCCGAATTGTCCAGCGCCGCGCGCAAGACCTCTTGGTCTGTCGGCGAGGACAGCGACACGTCGACGGATTCATCCATGAGACCGACGCCGTCGTGTTCGACGACAAGTTCCTTCGACCCGTCTTGGCGAATCTTCCCAGCCGACCGTGTCACGCCTTCGAAGCGTCGCGTCCCGTCGATCGTGATTCGGACCCGTTGGGCGGGCTGTGTTGACTCTTGGGCGACAGTCAGGATTTCGGACGTCGGCGCGACTTGAACGACGCTGGTCCCGAGTTCAATCTTAAAGTCCTGATAACCGATTGCCTCAAAGGTTCCGCTCCGCTCAACTTCGACAGTCGTGGTCATACCGTTTCGTTCGTCCGCCGGCCCTAAGTGATTATCCGACCGACCGTCCGCGACGGAGTGTGATACGCACGGGTTTCCACTTCGGGGAGTCTTGTGCGAATACCGTCGGTTCGATCGATTCGACAAACACGTCGTCGTCGTTGAACGCCGCTCCGGTCAAGTGATCCAGCGTCCACGACGCCGAAAAACCGGGGTCGTGAATATAATCCTCCAAGTATTTGATCTGTTCCTCGACAGTGACGACGGTATCGTTCGTAAACACGTCCGTCGGCGCGGTCCCGTTCGCCCGATCCGTACCGTTATCCCAAATGGTCGCGTCGATTGATATATCGGCTTCCATGCCCGAAACGCCGAGGAGAATATTCTCACTCGACGACAGTCCCGGCGGCGCGATCGAAAACGCCTCTTTCCGCGACGTGATCGTTACTTCTTGAATCGGGTAGATGTCGTACTCCCGCGTCGTCCCGCCGGGGTTTAGCGTGAGCTGGAGTTTTTCGAGTGTCATGTGTCGACGTTGCTATTCTTTTCCGTATTCTCGACAAACGCCCCAAGCCCCCCCTCAAGAGCGATATTGATCGCTGGTCCAAATGGCGTTGCGCCAGTCGCGCCACTGATAGCCCCGCGCCGGACTGCATCCGATAAAACCTGTTCTTGCTGTTCCGTCGTGCCCGGCGTTACTGACGGGAGTTTATCCGCGACCGCCGCCCCGATCTTATCCGGCACAGAGAGTAATGTCCCAACAACATCGCTTGTCAATGCCTCTTTGATCGATGTAGTCCCATTGATTACGTCACGGATTAGTGTAAGCAAGTCTATCAGGAACGCCGCGATTGCGTCGACGGTCGGCATAACGCCGTCGATGAATGCAAGCCACTGTGGGAGGAGTCGGATAAAAAACTGCAAGAATGGCGACAGGAGCCGAAGGACTATCAGTGCGATCGGAGCAAGAAACGCCTCCAGAACGCCGAATATCCCTTCGATGAATTTTAGGAGTGGTCCGAGGACAGCCACGACCGCGCCAACGACTTTCAGGAGTCGTCCCAGCTTGCCACCGATCCCGCCGCCGTCATCGTCACCACCCGGCGGACCGCCACCGCCGCCACCGATCCCGCCTCCCTCACCGCCGAGTTCTTGGGCGGCGTCATCGACGCCCTCGGCTTGCACTTGGACCTCGACCTCGCCATCTGCGCTCATGTCGATCCATACGGCCGACCGGGCAAAAAGCGCCGGGGGTCAGAATCCGCGCGGGGCCATCCCGCCAGCCGACGCCGACCCGCTGTCCTGTTCGTCATGCCACGCTTCGACACTCTTGATTATCAGCCGCCGTTCGTATTCGTTCGTTTTCTCGACGAACTCGCTCAGCGATCGAAAGCCCGTGAGGCGTAGGAGTTCGACAACTCCAGCGCCCCGCCGGTCAGCGAAAGGATTCGATCGTTTCCATGCGATCGTGCCGGTCCCGTTCGATCGCTTCGGCGATATCCAACCACGCATACAAGAGTCCGACAAGCCCCCAGCGTTCGACGGCGTCGGCGAGGACGGACTCCCGTGTCGCATCATCCAGCCGGTTCCATTCGGTCCCGTCCCAGCGCATGATCGCATGATCCAACATCTCGGTCAGCGCATCCCGGAGTTCGTCCCGATCCTCGGCCGGAATATCTGTGTCCATGTCCTCGGCGTCCACGTCGGCGTATTCATCCCGAATCGACTCCAGCCGTTGGCTGGCCTGTTGGAACCCGCGGTTCTCGGGATCGACATGGACCAGTAGTTGATTGTCGAATATGTCGACCTCGGTTCCGAGCGTTTCCATGTCCGCAGACACGGTGATCTCTTCGACTTCCGCGTCTTGGTCGGCCCACTGTTGGCGATTCGCCTCGGCTTGATCGTGTAGCTCTTGCAGTTTTTCCCAGCGGTCGTACTGGACTTTCGTCAGTGTCCGCTCCGCGGTGTCGCGGTCCATCTCGACCAGCTCGTGATTCGTCCATTCTCGCTCCCGGCCGCTGTCGCTATCGATAGACATGATTATGGCGTGGTGTTCGTGATTGCGCCGATGTCTTGGCCGCGTAGTTCCAGATCCATCCCGATCCATTCGTCACGGGAGCCGCCGAGCGGGATCGATCCATCGACATAGCAGTTTTCGATCGGGATCTCCTTTGTCGCGCCGTCGCTGGACTTGTAGGTGATCGTGACGGTAAACGTCGCCACGTCAGCACTGTCGTCGAGTTCGCCGGCTTGGTCGTCGTAATCGATCATACGGTCCCACGCTTCGATATCCCACGCCGCGACTGTGCCCGAGACGTTGACCGCCGTTTCCGTTTTCTGGAGATCTTGCCATTTCGTCGAGCCCGCACCGCGTAGCTCTTGGACCTCTTGCTCGGGGGCCGCGACCTCGGGGTCGTCGATGATCCCGATCGGGTCGGCGGGGAGATTATTCCCGCTGATTTCGATTGTCGCCGTTTGACCGCGCCATGTGCGTGTGGTCATGTGTCCCGATACGGGCCGCTGTCGGCAAAAAGTTACGTGTCCGCCAGCTCAACGACGGTGGTAACCTCGAACCGGGTGGACACGAGGAGGAGAAGCGTATCATCAAGCTCGCCCGCGAAATCTTCGATTACGGCCGGGACGTAACTGATTACGTCGTCGGTGTTTGATAGTGCGTCCATAACCTCGCTAATAACGCTGGACACGTGGTGTAACACGTCGAGATACTCGGTGTCACGGCCGCGTTCAAAATATAGATTGACGAAAATGTCGTGTTGAAACTCATTCCCGGCCGTGCGGCTGGTCTGTTGGGGGAGGACTTCGCCGGCCGGGTAGTCGATATTATCGAAGGTTCGCGGCCCCGTATAGTTGACTTCGGACACGTCGGCGACAGCTAACCCGTGTTGACACGCTTCGATCGGCGGCGCGCGGATATCATACCAGTCGAGACTCATACCGGATCGACGGTCGCAATCGCAAAAAAGGTAGCCGCGTTAGTCGTTGTGGATTTCGACGACGGCGATCGTGACTTCTTTTCCGGCGAGATCGCGTCCGAGATATTTTCGCCCCTGCCCGTCAACGTTGCCTTTGTGGATGTCATCCGCGTCAACTTCGATTTGCATAGCTATTTGCGCTCAGTGGTCCTGTTCCGCGTGTCGGGTTGCGTTACCCCAGTTTCCGAACGCCTCGCCACAGCTACATTCGACGCGGTACTCGGGATCGGAATCAAGTTCCTCGCCGCTGTCGGTTTTCCACGACTGATTAACTTTTGTATACGCGATTTTCGCGGCCCCGTCTATCGAGTCGTCGGTGTTGTCGGCAGCCGGCAGGTATTCGGTGAGCGTTGCATCCGTGCTGGTGTTTTGAGTCGCCATTGCATTTCATTCTTTGTGCCACACTGTAATAAGTATTGTGGTATTGTATTGTACCACAGATTACGCCACCCGATCCACGGCTTGGTCGATCGCCCGCGACAGAAAGTCATTCGGCGCGGTCCCGCTTTCTTGGATTGACCGGAACACCGGTCCGGCAAGCGATTCGTCCCCGAGCTTGCGACGACTCCACACTTCGATCGCTTCGAAGTCCGGCGTGTGCGGCGGCTGTCCTTCGATCACGTCCATCGCGTAGTCGATCCGCGTCCCAAGCCACACGACGCCGTCGCCGGTTTGGAATATTTGAATGGATCGCTGAAGGTCGCCCGTCGCCCCGACCGGCGCTTCCTGTTTCATCTGATTTACGATCTCGTTCGCCAGTTCGACAACGAACGACTGGATTTCGCCCCCGAGTTCCCGCCGGAGTTCGTTCGTGTCGATGCGTACTACAACCATATCGATATTGCGAAATGTGGTGTAACTATCATCATACCGACAGCGTCCCACCGCTTGGCTTGGTCACATCGGCGATCCGGCGGCGGATTTCGTCGGTCACGACTTCGTTCGCGTCACTCATGCCAGCAATTTCATCGGGCGACGCGGCCGCCGTGGTCTGTTCTCGCCGGCGCTTGCGTAACAACTGTTCAATGATTTGGACCTGTATGCCTTGGATATCCTCGGGCGGTTCCGATCCGAAGCCGCGGTCATACGTCACCCGCACTTTCGCGGCGATATCCCGCCATGTCGTCCGGGCCGCGACGTTCGTCAGTTCGTTCGCCCGCTTGGTCGGCGCGTTCCGAGACCGGTTCGCAAGCACTAACCTGTGCTTAGTAAAGTCGTACCGATCGCTGTCGAGTTCGTCCCAGTCCGAACCGACCGAGCGTTTCAGTTCGACTTTCGACACGTCTTGGATCGGGTAGGGGAGCATGATCGCCGCGTCGAACGTTGCGCGTTCCACATCGACGCGGTCGGTTTCAGTCAGCGGTGTTTCATCGCCCCAGAGCGTTTCGAATATTCCGCGACTTTCCCGCTCCAGCTCGACCAGCAATTCGTCGAACCGTAACTGTTCGTTATCGCCGAAAAAGTCGCCGGCTTCGTAATCGATTCGCTGTCGGATGTCGCCGAGCGTCTGGTATGCGTCGGCGTCTGTCGATACATCGGGCATGGTCAGCGATACGGGCGGTATCCTCTTGGCTATTGGGCC